GGTCACAAGGCCAGAACCAGTCGTGGCAACAAGGTTGCCAGCGGTGATTCCGTACTCGGAAGTTGCGAAGAAGGTTGGGTAGAACAGCTTGACTGCTCCGTTGTCGCCAGCCGCCACATCGCTAATGGTAGAACCAACGCAACGAGCAGAGCCGGAAACAGCCGCACGAGCCGTGCCGTCCGTGTGAATCTCAACGAATCGGTAAGCCGAAATCGCAGAGGCGAAGTTAAAGGTGCGTACTGCACCGCCGTCAATGTTTGTAGCCATTTTAGTATTATCCTTTGTTTAGAGTTTAGAGATTCCCCGAGACAATGCCTCAGAGTACTCCTTGGGGTTGGACAGCATCACGGCTTTCATCGCCTTGAGCTTGCTTGTTCCGTAGTCGCTATGGGCGGCCACGAGAGCTTCAAAAGTTTTGGGTTCTTCCTTTTTCTCGGAAGGAACTTCGATTGAAGGGGAGGCGGGGATGGGCTTAATGCCGAACTCGGTGAGAACTTTCTTCACGACCTCGCTCATCTCTTCCTTGGTCTCCTCTTTCTCATCTTCATCTTCTTTTTCAATGACGATCTTGGGAGCTTCCTCGGCCATCTCCTCTTTCTTCATTTCTTCTTTGGGTTTCATCGCATCTTCCAATGCGGCGAGACGAACCTTAATTTCGTCCATATCTTTCTTATAATCGTTGTTTTCCATATTTGATTTGTCCTTTTTGTCAAGTGGAGCTTCCTCCACGGCTTCTTTGGCTACGGCTGGGATTGTCTTTCCTCCGCTAACATATCCCAGCTTTTCCATAAACTTTACCATTTCTTCAAAGAGGCCATTGGTGGCCGCAGGGGAGGAAACTAAATCAGCAGAGGCGATGCTCTGGGGTCGAATGTAATCCTTGCCATTGATGGTCTCGGACTCATTCACAAAGGCTAGGGAAATTCCAAACTGGTCGGGGGCTTCGGAGGCCATCTCTTTGATCAGGCCGTAGTGGGGAGAGTTTCGGAGAAGGCGAAGGTCGGCAACTAGCTTGTCTCCCTCAATGCGGGGGTTTCTGGCGAACCCGCAAACTGCCTCCAAACCAGAGCCGTGGTTCATCTTTACCTTCACGCCATTCTTGGCGTTGCTCATAAGTTTGAGGGCAGTCTCTAGGCTTGTTTTATCCACGAAAAGGTCGTGTCCCTTGGCCTCACCTACCTCCAAAATGCTCACTCCCCCTAGCTCCATTTCCTCCATCTCCTCATCCCTATAAGTGGAATAGGCAACCGCCGCCCTCTGCTTCTCGTCTGGAAAGTCGCTAACAGCTTGCTCGTCTCCCATAAAGCGGGAAACAAAGTCTTGCTCTGATTCGTCTGCGGAGGGAATGGGTAGGGGCATAAAGCATCGAGGTTATGTCAAAGAAGGTCGCCGTCTGCCGCTCGGTATGACTTCTTGACCTCTCCCCCACCAGCCATCTTGAGAAACTTGTTCACCCTTGCCATCGCCCAAGCGTTGCGTGAGTTTGGTTTTCCCCCGGTAATGGTTGGCCTAAAGCTAGTCGAGAACGCACCCGCCCCTCTACGAAACACTTTCTTCAATGCTCCAAGTGTGGGGGCTTTCCTTGAGGGGTGCTTGTCCTTGAACTCGGCAATCTTGTTCTTGAGTGCCTCCTCGTTCTCGGCTGAAATCTCAATGTCGCCAGCTTTGCTTCTGGTCGATGCCGTGCCTTCGGGGTTCTCCTTTGAGCCTTTGATTCTCTCTTTAGGAGGGGCTGGGGTTTGAGAGACTGGTCGGGCTAGTTCTTGTTCGTTCTTTATTCCGTAAAGACCCCTTATATATATCTGCATCGCCTCCCTATATTTTTTTTCATCAAAGTCTTTTTTGGGTATCATCATTTTAGTTCTGGCCCCTTATATTTTTTATAAAGATCATACACATCTTTAGAGTATTCTTTACCAGATATATGACCAGCAAATGTTTCAGCCACAAATTCGAATGGGTCTTTCTGTGCGTATTGGCTAACCTTACCAGCAATAGCCACACTTCTCTCTGCATCTTGCCCTTGACCAAATCCCTTCCCATACTCAATCGCCTCTTGATAGGATATATTGTTTGTGTGTGCATTGTGACCATACTCGTGAGCAAAAAGATCAGTTGATGTGAACCAGCCTCTTTTTTGATCTTCAGACAGATTCTCTCTCATAGATTTTGAATTGAAATCTTTACTATAAATAATCTGATTCTTGAGAGTTCCCTCTTCTTGATGTGCAACTGCGTATGAACCCGCAAATGCTGTTCCGTAACGAGCCTCAATATCGTCTGTAAAAATTTGATATGGCGGGGGGACTTCATACCCTTTGCTTTTTAGATTTTGCAAAGACTTGGAAATATCTTCTGCGGCCTCTTCATTTTCTGGCAATTCTACTCTCTCAACTCCCAAATCCTTTACGGATTGTGTTGCCTTTTCTCTCTTTGTTTTTGGGGTTGGAGGCTCTGGTCTTTTTGGTGGAGGCAAGGGCGGGGTCGTATCTTTTTGTTTTTTAGGCTTCTCTGTCTTACCTTGGGGCGTTGGTCTTTTATATCCCTTCGGAAACTTTCCGCCGGGTCGAGTTGGCGTATAGCCTCCCTTGAGTGGCGGTCTGCCGTAGCCTACTGCACATTCATTATCTGGCCCGAAAGTACCACCCTCATCTTGCCCACAATCTCTACCAGCAACGAACTCTGTTTTCTTGTCCCTTGCTTCCATTTGCCCAACGACTTTCCTTGCCCAAGCATAGCCAGCATCGCCACCCCATCCATTCCACGCTTGCCAGCCCTTGCCCTGCTCATCCCAAGTTGCACCCTTCTTATCGACTTCGTGCCTATCGAAAAAGGCTTTCATTCGTCTGGCGGTGTCTGGGGATAGCTTCACCCCATTCATTAAATCCCTAGCTCTGGCTATGCCTACTGGGGTCATTCCTCGTTGGCTAGCTGGTTTCGTCTCCCTAACATCCAAGGCTCTTTTAGCGGCATCTCTAGCCCCTTGTGGTGGGGTAAAATCAATCCCATCGTATTTTGCCAACTCAATACCGCCCATCATCCCCTCAATCAGCATCTTAATAGATGCGGGGTCTAGGCTTTCCAAAATCTCTAAATTACTTTTTTTTTGAGAAGTGCCAGCGGGGGCGGGCGGGGGCGTGGTGGGTTCTAGGGCTGGGGGTGTTGAGCCTCCCGAAGTATCCCCGCCTTGGTCTTTCCCAATCTGCTGTTTCTCTTCTTTGGTGGTTGGAATGGTTGTTCCGATATTGACCCCAGCGATGATTGCCCTTGCTTGGTCTGGGCTGATGGTCGGGAAGGCGGCGGTGATAATAGATACTGCACCCTCCTTGGAAACTGCACCCATAGCAACCGCATTGATAACATTGATAAGGGATGCGACTTGTGCCCCATTGAGTGAAGCATCACCAAGCATATCCTCGTCCGAAGTTTGTCCAGCGGGTATTTGCTCGCCCTCTGCTGGGGTTGCTTGTGCTTTTTGTGAGTCTCTGGTCAATCCCTCTGCGGCGATGTCGGAAATCGTGTCGGCTGAAACTTCATACTCACTAGCCAAATCCTTAATCAGTTTTGCCTCAATAGCCCTTTGTCGCATAGAGCTTTCAAAATCGAGGCCTCTCTCCGAGTAAATTTGAGAAGCGGTCATTAGACCCGCTCGAAATTCTGACAAGTTAGCTTGGCTCTCTCTACCTAAATCAATAGATACATTCGCCCCGAAATTGAAAATGCCTCTTGTCGTTCTGCTTCCCACATTGTTCTCGATCAATCCTCTTGCTACCCCATCAGCAATAACGATGTTCTTAATGGGGCGAAGAACTTTATCATCAAGTAGCTTCTGGTATCTGCGGAAGGTTCGCCCTGCTTGTTGCATTTCCAGTCGGGCAGTTGGGCCACTCATAGCGGAAGGGTCTACGGCAAATGAATAGGGGATGCCAAGGCCAAGGCAAATGTTCCTCAAAAGAATCTTGTGGAACTCTGCAAACGCTCCACTTGGTCTGCTCGGCCCGTCTGGGAACACAATATCCTCACCCGGTTCTAGGTAGGAGATTTTGCCAGACTCAATCGCCTCTAGCTTAATCGTATTCCCATTCAAATCTTCATCGTTTGTGAGGGTTGAGAGATCGGATGCATTGTTGTTATTCCGCTTCACAATGCCAGCTTGGGAGCTTGCATTTTTAGCGGCCATCTTTTCGAAGTTGATAATGTCGTAGATGTCCGTACAGTCATTGATGGCTGTATGGAAAGCGGAGATTCCTCGATACTGGTCAATGCGGAGTGGGTCGAACAAGTGGAACGCTTGGCTTGATGGTATGGTTGTCTGGTAGGTGTAGAAATCGCCAATGCTTCGGTTGTAGATGTCGTATGCACTTGGAGCACCAGTATCTCGATCAATATGGATTCCGCCAATCAAATCTAGGCTCGTATAAACTTTGAATGGGTCTCCCAACCTATCTGCCTCAATGCCTTGAATCTTTAGGTTGCCATCCTTATCTCGAACCAAAACAAAAAGAAAGTCACCATCTCGCAACATACTCATCATCGCCACTTGCATAAGGGTTGAGCCAGTATGTCTTGTGGTTAGGTCGCACTTGTCCCACCATTCTGCCCAATATGCCTCGACCTCTGTATTGACTTCTGGGTTCTCGGTTCGGGCTTGGTAGGAAATGTTTGCGGCGGTATGGCTGGCGAACTTCATTAGGATGGAGCGAACAAGGCCAACATTCTCTGCCAAGTCCCTCGCTCTTTTCATCAATTCTACTCGGTCGTAATTGGAACGATAATCTTCCGCACCAGAAAGCGAACTCGGCCCTTTTCTTTCCCTTGTATATTTGACTGCATCATAGGAGAAGTTGACGAGCTTTTGTCGTGCAATCATTCGATTAACTGCCCCTTGAGGGTTCAGAAAAGCTACGGCTTTATCTATTAAGTTTAGCTGTGCTTTTTTCACGAGAACTTTGCGTAAGTTGTGCGGATACGAGTACCATTGGCCGACTCAATGGCTAGGGTCAATTCCGCAATCGTATCTCTTACCTCACCGAGATTCGCTCTTGAAAAAGAGCGTCCAGCTATCGAATAGCTTGAACCCGCCACCGCAATCGCTTCCAAACAAGTAACATACTTATCACGAAGAGAAGTTAGGGTGGCAAGGGGTAGCCCAATGAAATCACCCTTCGCCATTATCAAACTCACTTTCTGTCAAACTTGCGGGGGAGACTTTCAATCGACCATATAAGGCCGCACCTACGATTGCCATACACTCGCAATCCAGCAAATGATTATTCTTCCCTATCTGCTTCCAGACAAGCCTTTCCCTTCCAGTCATAGGGTTTTTCACCCGCACCTTCACCTCTGCTTCGATATGGACTCTCCAAACATCGGGGGTGTCTAGGGCTATGTAGCCGGGTTCTTTTAATAGGTTGGATAGGATGTCTTTGATGGATGGATTCGACCACCGCCAAACTGGGCAGAACTTCCACTTCCACCCAGTCTTGGATTGAACCGCCTTACCGCTAAAGGGGTCTCCATTTGCGATTCTAGCATAGGGGCGTTGGAGCTTTCGATCATCTACAATTTCGGAGAAGCTGGTGCGGTCTGAACCAACCAAGGCCATCCAGCCATTCTTACAACAATTCAAATAAACATCTCTGGTTTGATCGCCCGAATCGCAGAATACGCATTTATGTTCTACCCCAAACTCCTCTGCCTTGGCTTGGATGTCTCCCCAAGTTTCCAACCGCCCCGCCCACACCAGCCTTGATCTGCCCTCTAAATCCCAAGCCCTAACAACGCACCAAGCGTGGAAGCCCCCCGCCTCTTGAATGTCACAAGCCATAATCAGTTTCTCACCCATCCTAACTTCACCCATCTTGTAGTCACCCGCCACTATTTCCATCTTCTCGCTTTCGTGTTCCATCCAAGGCTCGGCTAGAACTCGGTTCACGAAGTCCTGAAGGCCAATGATTCCATTGTGCTTGTCTTGCAGAAACTTCACCGCTAAACTTCCGAAGCTAACCCAAGGGGCATATAAGCCATTGAGGTGATAGCTCCTGCGGTTAGGCTCGCCCTTTAGGTTGGTTGCCCTCCATTCGCCCTCTCGAAGCATCTTGGTTTTCTGTCCGTCTGTAATCTTTTCTTTGCACCCCTCGCACTCGTAGTAGGTGCTGGATTTCACCAGCTTAAAATCATAAACCCCATCTTCAATCTTGGCCGACTCGTCCCACTTCACTTGCCCCCAGACCAGCTTCTGCTTGTGCCCACAATGAGGACAAGGCACAAAATAGAAACGCATATCGCCCTTCTGCCATTCACTCCAAATGATTGAGTCGGCAGTTGTTGGGGTGCTGGTTGCTATGATTAAATGATTGGGATAGGTGCTTACTCGTGCCTCTGCTAATTGAACTGGGTTAGCCTCTCGCCCCGACCCCGCTTGCTCTGGGAACTTGTCGACCTCATCCATACAGAGCAACGCAATCGAGCGACTGGAAAGAGCAGAGGGACTAGTGCCAGCCCACCAGACCGAGCATCGTTTGAAGTGCTGTTCGAGTATCTTTATTTTATCGGTATTATCGGGCTTTTCTTTGGCTAGGGCTGGGCAATCGTCAATCATTGGAAGCCAGCGGGTTTCCGTGAACGATCTAGCTAAATGCTCGCTAGGCATCACCCACAAGGCGGGGCAAGGTCGCTCTGCTATTCGGTACGCTAGGCCAGCCAGAATCGTTGTGGTCTTGCTTGTTTGTGCCCCCCATACCAGCACCACCCTACGAATCGAGTCATCGCCAAAAGCCTCTAGTGGTTCACGGACATAGGGCGTGAGCGTTGTCGAATACGCACCGGGTATGTTCGTAACTCTTGCCGAAAGCGTTAAGTTTTTCTCTGCCCACTCTGGGATTGAGAGTTGTTCCCTTGGCTCAAACAAGAGGCGAGCGAAGTTCTTGGCCTCATCGATCTGGTTCATCTCTTGACCAGATAATCTTTCGCATATGCCCAAGCGGGGTTCATATGGATTTGATGATGGCACTCGAAGCACACCGCCAAGAAAAACTCTACCTCGTTGAGCCTATCCCCAAACCTTCCTCGCCTATGATGAACTTGGCTTGCCATCTTGCACTTGCAGACTTGGCAGACTGGATTGTTGGTTAGAAACTTCTCTCGAACATCTTTATAGACCTCGTTCTGGCCTTTTCTCTTTGCAGATACTCGGCGTAGTTTGCCCCCTCGTTTGAGTGGGGTTTTGCGTTTAAGTGGAGAGCGTTTCATCGGTCAAGGAATGGAAGCACTATGCCAAGAATTGCGATTGCTACTAGCAAAACAATAAAGCACTCGTTCATTTGAATTGAGACATATAAAGGTTTTTGATTTTGCGTTTTATGGTTTTAGGCCATTTTATTTTATGGTCTTTTTCATAACCATAAATACTGGTCACAGCATCCCGCAGTAATTCGTATCCAGTTTTGCTTTCAAGAAGAATGAAAAGGATTCTTGCCTCCTTGGGTGTTAATTGATTATTCATTTGAATGCTCCTTCTGCTTTCTGGATGGTGACAAAGATTTGATCGATGCCCTCTTGGATAGCCCTTTTAGCACATTCTGGGTCGCTGGGGTTTGCTCTAGCCGCCAAGCTCGAAGGCATAGCGTCCATTAGGTTTCTAATTGCCCCTAGCCATTTGCCGAATACTTCTCGCACCTCGTCCATTCTGACTAGCACTCTGGTTACTTCCTCGAACCGAGCGTGTTCCATTTCGGCCTCTGCGACTCGCTTTTTTGCTTCGCCCCATCCCTGCACCGCCGACCTCATAGCTACTGGGTTTTTGTTTGTGGCCGCCGTAGCTACCAACGAGTAAGCAACTACCTCGGCTTGCTTCGCTCGATTCAATCTGCCAAGCGAGCTTGTCGATTTGTATGACTCGGCATCCGATTCCTTCAATGGCTCGGAGGAGGTCGGGGATGGTGCTTGGATTAGAAGTTGCTTTCTGCCTACTCGCTTTTGGTTTGCGATCTTCCAGCTTTGAGCCTCTGCCTCGCTGGTTAGGGGCATACCCGCCTTTACTAGCTTGTTTATCGCCGCCCCAGATATTCCCCATAGTTTCGCTAGTTCTGATTGTCGCATTTCTCACAAGGGCTTTCCACACGCCAAGCATTTCTCGCCCCCTCCACCTTCTTCATCCTCTGGACTTGTTGCCTCCATCATCTTGCCAATCTCATCCAAGCTGAACCCAGTAATATCAATATCGATTTCCCCGGCATCCAATTCCTCTAGAATGTCTTTGAGTTGTGGCATATCAAATTCTCCACTCAACTTGTTCAAAGCAAGATTGGCCGCCTTCTCTTGCGTCTCATCTAGCCACACCGCCCACACATCGACCTCATCTTTCCCAAGTGCCAAATAGCACTTTAGCCTTTGATGGCCTCCAACGATGTTACCAGTTTTGGCGTTCCAAGTTATCGGCTGAAGATTCCCAAGTTCGCTCAAAGATTTTGTGAGCCTACCCAAAGCCTCGGAAGTAATTTTTCTGGGATTGTATTTTGCTGGTGAAAGCTCGCTGATTTTCTTTGTTACTAAAGAGGGATATTTCATAGGGTCTAAAAAGTTACGCAAGATTGTTCAACAATGTTTAACACAAAAAAATACTAGGTTAATTCGCACAAAAAAGTCGCGCCTTGGAACC